GTCGTAAAGATTATCGAAGAAGAGCAGCAGAGGTGATGAACTTACAAGCACAAGAGCCTAAGAAGTCATGCAGAACACGTATGACAATGGAGGCTGCTAATCGTTTCAAGGATAGAGATAAGTTCTATTGTCCATGGTCATTTGACTATAGAGGTAGAGCTTATCCTATCCCTGCTTTTCTTACACCACAAGATACTGACTTTGGTAAAGCATTACTGAGGTTTGCTGATGGTTCTTATATGACACCTGAAGCTGAGTCTTGGTTAGCATTCCATGTAGCAACTTGTTATGGTTTAGATAAAGCAACAATGACTGATAGGTTAGAGTGGGTTAGGAATAACATCACACTCATCAGTCGTATTGCTACTGATCCTATTGATTCACTCCCTGAATGGGAAGTAGCAGAAGAACCATGGCAATTCTTAGCAAGTTGTGATGAGTATTATCACTGTGTCATAGCAGCTGATAGACACTTCACATCACTACCTATTGCTGTAGATGCAACCTGTTCAGGTCTACAAATCCTAGCAGGATTAGCTAGAGATAAGTCTACAGCACGTCTTGTTAATGTATTACCTGGTGATAAACCACAAGATGCATACAAGGTAGTAGCTGAGGTAGCTCGTGATTCAGTACCTGAGAGGTTACGTGATAGCTTAGATCGTAAGAAGACCAAGCGATGTGTAATGACCATCCCTTATAATGCTAAGCCGTATTCCAATAGGGGTTACATCAAAGAGGCTTTCTTGGAGGATGGGTTAGAACTAGATAAGGATGAGTTAACTCAAGTTGTAAAAGCTGTACGTGCAGCTATGGATGTGGTCGTACCAGGTCCTATGGCTGTTATGAAGTGGATTGAGTTTGAAGTAGCAGCTGCTGTTAAACGTGGTGTACAATACTTAGAATGGGTAACACCATCTGGGTTTGTTGTACATCAGAAGTTAAACAAGAAGCAGTATCAGTCTATGGAACTCAAGCTATTGGGTCGTTGTAAGATGAATGTTGCTGTTGGTGAAACAGATAAGGTTGACCTTACTCACCACAAGAATGCAACAGCACCCAATCTCATTCACAGTTTAGATGCTAGCTTGTTACATTTGAGTGTCTTACGTTTTGATGCCCCTATTGCTCTCATCCATGATTCTGTCCTTTGTCGTGCAACGGACATGTCCACCTTGTCCGCTATTGTACGAGAAACCTACATGCATCTCTTTGCAGAGCATGATTATTTGCGAGACTTTGCCCGATACATTGGAGCAGAGTCTGAACCACCGATCATTGGTGATCTAGAACCAGAGACCGTGATCGAATCCACCTATTTCTTTTGTTAATGGCACAACCAATCCACATTACCCAACAGCCTGTTGTCCTTGAAGGTTATCAAGCTGTACTGAAACCAAGTAAGTTTGGTTATTCATTGTCTGCACTACTTGACTCCCAGATTATTGAATTGCTGGAGGATGATCGTAAGGAAACACTTAAGTGGGCTGAATCAAAGCTCAAGAATCCAAAGCGTAGTGTCCTCAAGCCTGAACCATGGGAGGAGGTAAGTGAAGGTAAGTACAAGACCAAGTTCTCTTGGAATGAAACCAATCGTCCTCCTGTTGTTGACAGTGAGGGAACACCAGTCACTAACCTTGACCTGCCCTTGTATAGTGGCAGTAAGGTGAAGCTTGCATTCAAACAGAAGCCATACATCCTGAAGGATGGTGTCACGTATGGCACTAGTCTTAAGCTTGTAGGTGTGCAAGTTGTTGAACTAAACAATGCTGCTGCTGGTGTCTCTGGTAGTGACCTTGGTGAAACTGAAGTCGCTGCATTGTTCGGTCAAACAGATGGGTTCAAGGCATCATCTACTGAGGCAGGTGTTGTTGATGACACCGCTGTAGAGGATGATGACTTCTGATGGCATTTCGCTCAGGGCTTGAAGAGAAGGTCGCTGATCTTCTCACCAACCTTGGGGTGAAGTATGAGTATGAATCAACCAAGGTACCGTATGTCTTGCAATGCAATTACACGCCAGACTTCCTGCTCCCAAACGGTATTTATCTAGAGACCAAGGGGCAGCTAACAGAAGAGGATCGTCGTAAGATGAAAGCTGTCAAGGCAGCACATCCTGATCTTGATATTCGATTTGTATTTCAATCACCCCATAATAAGATCTACAAAGGATCTAAAACTACTTACGCCAAATGGTGTGAGAAGCACGGCTTTAAGTACTGTTCATTCCAATCGATTCCAATCTCATGGCTAACCTGACATACGGCACTGTTGAGTTTTATGCTGAGCAATTTGCAGACATCCTGGCTGATATTGATCACAGTGACCCAGCCTATGGTGATGCTATTGTCGAAGGCTTCATCCTTGCTATTGACAACTGGCGTGATTACTATACTAAACAAGTAGATGAGTATGATCGAGTCGAACAGCGAGTTCGTCAGGCACTTACCGTGTGATAATTGTGGGTCATCTGATGCAGCTAGTTTGTATACAGATGGCCACATTTTTTGTTTCTCATGTAACGCCTACACCAAGAGTGATGGCGATGTTCACAATCACAAGATGTCCACCAATGTACACCTCCAAGGTTCAGCCGAACGGCTGCAAAAACGAAACATCTCAGAAAAGGTATGTCAACAATACCGAATCTACAGAGATGGAGATGTCCTACGCTTCTATTATTACAGCGATGCTGGAATACTTTCAGGATGTAAAGTAAAGACAAAGAAGAAAGAGTTTAAATATGAAGGAGACGTACCAGGAACTCTCTTTGGACAACATTTGTTTCCCTCATCTGGAAAACGAGTCGTTATCACTGAAGGAGAACTCGATGCAGCTTCATGTAGTGAGGCTATGCCGGGGTGGCCGATGGTATCTTTACCTAGCGGTGCCGCAGCGGCCAAGAAGTCGATACAACGGAATCTCCAATGGCTCCAGGGTTATGAGGAGATTGTCTTGTTCTTCGACAATGACGAGGCAGGCCGTAAGGCAACGGAGGAAGCAGCAAGCGTATTACCACCTGGCAAGTGCAAGATTGCATCGCTCCAAGGCGATTACAAAGATGCGTCAGACGCCCTCATTGCCAATGACCCTGAAACGATTCGTCGCGCTATTTGGGACGCAAAACCTTACCGTCCAGATGGGATCGTAGATGGTAAGTCCCTACTTGATTTAGTAACAACACCCAACCCACCTTGTGATCATGACTACCCCTTCGACGGACTACAGCGATACTTACACGGAATCAGATACGGCGAGCTTGTCTGCATTACTGCAGGCTCAGGTATTGGGAAGTCAAGCTTCTGCAGGGAGCTTGCAACTTCACTTCTACAAAACGGGGAACGAGTCGGTTACTTGGCTCTTGAGGAATCGAACAGGCGTACTGCTCTCGGTTTGATGTCTGCTGCTGTAGGTAAATCCCTACACCTTGGCAATCAAGATAAGTCAACACTTGTTGATGCATACGAAAGAACACTAGCTAACTGGAATCTATTTCTTTTTGATGGGTTCGGTAGCTTTGACCCCGATGTAATCTATAACCGTATTGAATACCTAGCCTGTGGTTTAGATACCAAGGTTGTCTTCCTGGATCACCTATCCATCCTATTGTCTGGACTGGATGGTGATGAACGGAGGATGATCGATACAACCATGACTAAACTACGCTCTCTTGTTGAGAGAACAGGCATTGCATTATTTCTTGTATCCCACCTACGAAGAACATCTAATGACACCAATCACGAAGAAGGGGCGCGAGTCACCCTTGGACAGCTCAGAGGTTCGGCAGCTATTGCTCAACTGTCAGATGGAGTTATTGCGCTTGAACGGGACCAGCAAACGGATCGAGGAAGCTCTACAACGACTGTGCGAGTCCTCAAAAACCGTTATAGTGGCGAAGTTGGAGTCGCATGTCGATTAACTTATGATCTAGATACTTGTAAATTCAATGAAACTGAAGCAGATGACTTCAACCCAACAACAGACTTCTGAATTGAAGCGTCCTAACCCACCTACACCTGAGGCAATCAAGCGAGCACAGTTCGTTGATAAAACCTACAAGTGGACGGGTAAGTGAATCTAATCTTTGACATTGAAACAGACGGACTGTACGATGATTGCTCCAAGATCCATTG